GGTCGGCATCACCCGATCGGCGACGTCGAGGCCCTTCTCTTCGATCATCCAGTCGCGCAGACCGCGGAACAGCGACTGCACGGTGCTGGCGTCAGCGGCGGCGAAGGCGACGCCTTCATCGTCGGAGCCCTCGGCGAACGCGGGCTGAAGGCCCTTCACCGCCGGCGGCTGCGCACCCAGGAAGCCGATATGGCGGAGGTACCAGTTGCCCGGCTTCGGGTTGCTGGGATCTTCCGGCGCATAGAACTTGGCTGAGACGTAGCGATAGCGGCCGGCCTCGACGCCTTCGGCAAAGGCGGGGTCGACCTTCTCCGGCGTGGCGACGAGCACGCCGGCGTCGTTGACAGACAGCCCGGCCGCCCAGCCCCAGGCCGGATCATCGGTTTTGGGATGGCCCAGCACGATCGGCGAGGCATGAACCGCGGGGTCGTAGCTCGCCGCCATGGCCGCAACGTCGGCGTCGGAGAACTCGTAGTCCCTGCCGTTGATGGCGCGGTGCTTGCCCGCGCGAAACACTTCGATCGACTGGAGCATTGTGAGGTGACGACTCTTCGGCTCAGGTGAGGTCGCGCTGGACGACCGCGTTTCTGAGCGTCACCATGGTGCGCGTCGGGAGAGCCGTAGCCCCTGACAGCTGTCAGCCCTCAATCTGCCAGACTGGAGAGCCGCCTCATGCCGAGGTTCGTTGAGTTTGCCCCCTCGCCGCAAGGGAACCCCCTGCACATCGCCGTCGAGCACATCGTGGGCGTGCAGGACCGATCAGACGGCATCGTGCTGATCATGCTTGCGGTCCCCGGCCCGAATGGCGGCGCTCAGGAAATCTACGTCAAGGGGTGCGCCCACGACATCCTGGCGGAGATCGGGGACTAGCTGCCTCAATGCCCCGTCACAGGCCGTCAAAGGGGTCTGGGCGGGCGCAACGCGTCTGTGGCTACGCTTGAACGTCTCTGGCCGCAGACCGCCTTCCTGGGCCGTTTTTCCGAGGGTCTTGCGGCCGGCGGGTGACCAGGCCATCTTTAGGCGGTGCTGCGGCCCCCGGCGAACGGGATCCCTCTGCAGCGCCAACGAGGCCCGGAGGTCGCCCCTCGCGGGCCTCTTTTCATTTCCGGCGATAGACGAGCGTCCCAACCCGGTGACCCTTGCTCGCCATGTTCGCCTGCGTCCGCGCCCTGTTGACCTTCCCCGGCCCGTAGGCAGTCGTCCCGAGCCACACGCCCCGGGCCGAGCCCTCATGGAAGGTCACGACGAACCACTGCCGCCCGACCTCCGCCGCGTCGAAGGCCGCCAGGAAATTCCGCACCAGAACCGATGTCCCGTCCTGGCGGACCTGCAGCGAATGCCAGATCTCGTCGGGGTCACGTAGCACCGCGCCGAAGATCTCCGCGAGCGGCGCCCGGCTGGCCAGGCCGAGCTTGGGGCCCATGGAGACGCCGCCGGCGTCATGCCGCTCGAACATGCGCTGGCTCAGGACGAGCGGAACCTGGGCCGCGTCGGTGAAGACCTCGCCCTCGCCGACGCCGAGAACGCTCGACATGGCTTGGAACGCGGCGGCGGGATCCGCCCCGAGGTCCGGGCGCACCCGCACGTCCGCAGGCAACGGGCGAGGCTCCGGCGCGGGCGGCAACGCTCGCGGGAAGCGGGGCTCCGGCGCGAAGTCGCGTTGCGGCTCCGGCATCGGCGGCGGCGCGAGCGCGGCCATGCGCGACTGGCCGACGTTGTAGTCGAACCCCGGGTCGATGCCCTTGGAGACCAGCTCGACCTCGCCGGTGCGCTTGTTGCGCCAGGGCGCCTGGTCGTAGCCGCCTTTGGCGCGCAGCTCCTCCTCCGAGGTGACGACCGCCTTGCGTAGCGAGGTGATGTAGCACTTGCAGAACCACCCGTTCGGGCACCAGTGCGTGCGCCAGAACACGTGGTCGACGGGCAGGATGATCTTGTCCCAGGCCAGGTGCATCGGTCGGGGATGCTCCTGCGGGGTGTGGTGATACTGCAGGAACGGCCGCGTCCCGGCCGACTGCATGATCCGCTCCCAGCGGCCGGCCGAGTGGGCCATGCGCATGTTGGTGTCGTAGATCACCCGCAGCCGCCGCGGCGTGCCGAGCGTGGCCAGCTGCTGCTGGCCCGTCTCGGGATCGACCAGGCGCTGCTTCCCCCACCATCCCTTGGCCTGCAGCAGCGGCGTCAGCTCGGCCGCGAAGCGCTCCTGGGTCCAGCCATCCTTCATCGCCGAGAGCAGCGCCTGGTGCACGTCGGTCAGCACGTCGGCCGTCATGCCCTTGGCCACGACGAAGGCGGCCTGGTGTTCCTGCTGCCACACGTCGCGCCAGTCGAACGAGAACCGCCCGCCGACCGTCTTCTGCTCCAGGTAGCGGACGGCCTCCTCGGGCGCCCGGTTGTCGAAGACGAGCTGCGGCATCGGCCTACTCAGCCGCGGCTTGGGCGGCGGCCTCCTCGTCGCTCAGCGCCAGGCCGCCGCGGCCGGCGAGGCCTGCCTGCAGCAGCGCCTGGGCGATCCGCTCCGCCACCTTCGCGCTGGAGGGCGCGGTCAGCACTGTGACCAGGCGCTCGGCCGCGGCCTCCAGGCTCCCGGCGTCGGCGACGATCGCGGCAATGTCGTCGCGGATCGGGCTGATCACCTCCTCCCAGTCGAGCTGGTCGAGAAAGGTGTCGATCGCGTCCTCGGGAAGCGCGGACTCGGCGAACGCCGGCGACGATGCGGCGGAACCCGCCGGCGGCTGGACCGCCTTGCGACGCCACCCCGGGTATTTCGTTTTGAGCAACTCGTCGTCCGGTTCGAGGCCGGCCCGGCCCATCGTGTCGACGGTCTCCGCCGCCTCCTTCGCCAGCTTGGACGCCCGCTCGGCGTCCTCGGGGCTGGGCCTCGTAATCAGCGGGACGGCGGCGCCGGGGAAGTTCCACTCGGTGAGCCAGCGCGCCGGCCCCTGCTGGAAGCTCTCGCACAACTCCTCCACGTCGGCGTCGGTCAGTTCCTCGCGGACGTCGAAGTGCACCTTGCCCTGGGCGAGCGAAGAGCCGTCGTCCGTGGTCATGGTCTGACCGACCACGATCTTGGAGATCTCGGCGTTCATCTGCCGCAGGAAGGTGGACTGGTCGACGGTGCCGCGGCTCGCCTCCAGCAGTTCGAGCGCCATGCCTTCGGGAATGATCACCGCGCCGTCCGTGCGCAGCGCCACCGCGGCGGCCAGCAGCTTGGCCTGCTCGTCGAGCGGCGTGCCCGGCGGATATTTCCCCACCGCGGTCGGCCCACCGAACTTCTCTAGGGCGCGCAGCCAGAAGGCCAGGCCCTGCTTCTTGAAGTAGACGTACCACCAGAGCTGATGGGCCAGCCCCAGGCCATACGGCTCGTCGTCGTTGTCAGCGCCCGAACTCATCACCCAGAACTTGCGATCGGGCATGGTCTCGCCGCGGAACATGTCCCGCATGGTGAGCAGGCGCAGCTCGCCCTCGGGCGTGAACCGGAACCGCCAGGGCGTGCGCACCTTCACGCGATCGAGCCAGGCCATGCCGTCCCGGATCGCCCACATGCACTCGCCGACGCTGAAGCCGTAGAAGAAGCCCCAGCTCATGCCCTTGGCCGCTCGATCGAAGGCCATGCTCTCCAGGTTCAGGCGCAGCTGGTCTGCGGCGGCCTTCGAACGGGCGTCGTCCGCGCCAGGCTCGACAGACAGCGGGCGCGAGACGATCGCCAGGCGGCGCTGCTGCATGGTCGCATGCACCTGGCCGTCGCGCCGGATCTCGCGATAGGCCTCCCAGCGCTGGCCGAGCGAGTTGAGCACCGTGTCGCTCGGAATGACGAGCGGCCCCATGAACGGCCGGGTGATGTCGCGGCCATCGCCGGAGGCGGCGATCTCCTGGATTTCGGGCTTCGCGGGCGTGGCGTCGTCGGCCATGTCAGTACCCCTGCAGCTGGACTTCGGACGCGGCCACGCCGAAGCCGCGATCCTCGATCGACATGGCCCCCGGTAGACCGGTCGAGCCGGCGGATTGGAAGTCGATCGGCGCAGCCACGCCCTGGCGCAGCGCAAAGCCGCCCATCACCAGGGCGACCGCGGCGTCGGCGTGGCGCTTGACCTTGCCGGCCGCCGCCGCAGCGTCCTCGCCCTTAGCGGTATTGCGGCTGCCCGGCACCGTGGGCGCGCCGTTGACCACGCGCACCATGCGCAGGTCGCCGGCGACGTCGGCGTCACGCGGGATCCGGATCCGGCCGTCCTCGAACCGCGACTTCACCGGCGGCCCGTTCTCGCGCCACCATCCCTCGTTGGTGCGAAGGGCGATGACGCGGGTCTCGCCGAACTCCTGCACCAGGCGCTCCGCCAGGTACTGGCCGTTGCCGTTGGCGTCCGCGGCGGCCTTCCAGCGGCGCAGGCGGCGCAGCATGTACTTCACCACGAACTCCTGCTCGAGGAACGGCACGTTGCGCATCTCGATCAGGAAGGGCGTCGACCAGGCGCGGTCCTGCTCCTCCTTCAGAGGCCAGACAACCGACAGGTCGGAGATTCGGGCGAAGTCGACGCCGACCCCGAAGCAGTCGTGTGCGCCGAGCTTCTGCAGCTCGGGCAGCAGCTCGCGCTCGCACCACTCCTGCACCGCGGCCTGGCGCAGATGGTCGGGCTGCATGGCGAAGCTGTCTTCGAACCGCAGCCGAAGCACCTTCACACCTGCTTCTTCGGCCCGTTCGATCTGGTCGTAGGCCAGCCAGGCGCCGCCTGACCGGGCCGGCACCACGTCCAGCTCCTGCGACGCGCCGGAGCCGTACATGCCGTAGATCCGCTTGCGGAAGGCGGCCTTGCCCTCCTCGGAGGGTTGCTGACGGGTGGTCAGGCAGATGCGCTCGTACAGCCCCGCCTCAAGCGCCTGGTCGAAGGTGATGGTGATCACACGGCCCAGGCGGTCGCCGGCGCGGATCTTCTGGATTTCCTGGTTGAAAGTGTTGTCCACTCCGTAGTGGGTGGAGATCACCGTGACGTCGCCGCCCCAGATGGTGAGCGCGATCGCCGCGTCGAGCAGCGCCTCCAGGTCGGCGACGAAGGCCGCCTCGTCGACGATGACGTCGCCCTGCTTACCGCGCAGCGATCGTGGCGCCGACGACAGCGCCCGGATCGAAAACCCCGAGGCGAAGTCGATCGAGAACGCCTTGATATGCTTGGTGTCGCCGTGCTCGTCCTGGTCTTCGAATAGGAACTCGCTGGCGTCGCCGGCGGCCATGCCGAAGGCCTTGGCCCACATGGCGCAGGCGTCGATGAACTCCTTCGTCATGTCGAAGGCGTAGGAGATGTAGAGCTGACTGCGCCCGCCGTCCTGGCGCGACCTGGCGGCCCGCAGCACCGAGGTGGCCGCCATGCCCCAGGTCAGGCCGATCCGGCGGCTCTTCTCCACGAACAACAGCCCGGGTTCGCCGCGTTGGCGGTGGAACTCCTGCTGGTAAGGAAGCAGGAGCCGCCCGCGGGGCAGCTCCTGCATTTCCTCCGGAAGCTCCGCCCCGTCGTGCTTGGGGAACGGGCCGATCGGCGGCTCGGTCACGTGTCCACCCCCAGGATGGCGCGCTCGATCTTCTTGACCTGGTCGGCGCTCAAGCCCGCGGCCTTGCCCTCGCGCGTTGCGGCCGCCGCGGCTTCCTTGCGGGTCTGTTCCTGGATCCGCAGCACGCGGTCGGCGTCGGTTTTCTGGGCGCTGGCCGCCGCCTGCAGCGACTTGGCGAACATCATCAGGTTCTCGGGGTCGAGCGCCTGCTCGTCCTCCATGCTCCCGATCATGTCGAAGGCCAGGCTCTGGAAGGCCTGCAACAGCACCTGAAGACCCTTACCGTCCGCGACCTGGGGACCGACCTCGCGGGCGAACGCGTCGGCGAAGGCCTGGCTTCGCTTCATCCGCTCGGCCAGCGCCTCGAACTTCTGTGCGTGGCGGTGGACGGACGAGCGGCTGGGCACGACGGCGGCGGTCGCGCCGTTGAACTTCAGCATCGCCTCCAGACGGCTCATCACCTCGTCGAGGCTGCACTGGCCGCCGTTGAACTCGACCAGCCACTGTTCGAGCTGCTTACGCGCGCCTTCCGGAAGGCGTTCGACCGAGGACCGCTTGCCCATAGCTCAGCCCCGCGGGCTGGGGCGCTGGACGCCGGGGACGACGGTGCGACCCTCGGCGACGTCAAGGCCGCGCTCGGTCAATGTGGCGACCACCAGGCCTGCGTGATCCTCGCTGGTGACCAGCTGCTGCTCCGCCAGCCAGGCCAGCTCGGTCTTGATCTGGTCGCGCGTCGGGGTGAGGCCCACCTCGGGCAAGGCCGAGTGCAGGATG